TAAGTTCAGTTCTTGCAGTGTCTATCTTGCTTTGTTCAAGAGTTACAGACTTTCCATCTTTATCAAATGCACCAGCAGAATCATCTATAGAAACAACAGTTCCAGCGTATGCTTTGTAAATAGCTTCGTGATCTAAGGCCATAATAGTTTTTCCTTAATTATAGAAGATAGCCATTATGCTGCTACCTCCATTACTGTTATATGTGAAGTTGTTCCATAACCACCACCACTATTTCTATTCAAATAATAAGTTGTGGCACTACCGCCTGACCCTTCAACTGACCATTGTAATTTATACGTGGTTGCAGAAGTAGTATTAGGAGTGTCCAAAAACATCATATTTTTAGTTGCTAAATTATGTTGTACTGTTCTATCGTAAACTTGTACTTGTTCATTTGTCCCTGCTGTACTAGCTCCAACAACCGAGCTACCTCGTAAAAGTCTTAAAAGATTACCTCTACCAGATACAGCACTTGACGAAACTTGAGCAGTCCACATAATTAAAACTTTATTAGATGAACTGCTAGGAGTAATAGTTACTGACATTCCAGCAATATCATAGAAAACAGTAGAACTATTACCGCTTTGTGATGCTGCATCTGTTTTAAAAGTCTGAACAACTTGAAGAATTTTACCGCTAGTATCAGCACCAAAACTTAAGTTACCAGAGCCATCTGTTTTTAATACCTGACCACTTGTACCATCAGCATTTGGTAGTTTAAATGCTACGTCTGCGGAAGTTGGTGCGGAAGTTGGAGAGTTTAGTGAAACAACATTACCGCCTGAGTGTTTTAGTGAAATTTTAGACATTACGCTGCTACCTCCATAGCTGTAACTGATGAAATAACACCCTGATTCGATGCACTTGTAGAAACATGTGGTCTGTTAACATAAACAACAACACTTTGATACTGATAAAGACTTAGTTCTGCAAACTGAACTTTATAAGTTACGGCTGATGTTGTATTTGGCGAATCTAAAACTTCAAACTGCAACTGGTTCATTTGACTCCTTACGGAGCTTGTAACACTACCTACATTAAGACCACAAGCAGTAGCAGTACTGTTATTAGCTGCTGTACCATCTGCTGTTGACTTTCCTATTTCTGTTGAATCTCTAAAAATTCTTATAGCCATTATAGTATTTCCCTCGCTACTTAATGATACATACCCTTTAAATAAAACTTTATTTGAAGATGAGCTAGGTGTTATAGAAATTGAAAGCCCACTAATATCTATAAAAGTAGCATTGGTTACTGATGCTGTATCAGTTTTAATTGCGTTTTTAACTTGAAGAATTTTACCGCCAACACCACTTGCTAAATCATCAGCAGTAACACACCCGTCAGGCAATCCCCCTGCTGATATACCTGTTATTGAACCTGACCCG